GAATTGTATTAACGACCTGAACACAGGCGAGGTAAAAGGTGGTTCCGTTCATCTGGATGCGCAGACCGTTATGCGCCTTAAGCAGTACAGGATCGACCATATAAATCATCATCCTAACAAACCATTACCAGGTGTGGCGCAGATTGTCAGACATGCCGTAAACACCTGGCTTAATCAGAATGGTTTTGCATCGGTGGGGGAATAATGAATCGCTGGTACACCATTAAGGCGGCGGATGTTCGTGGAGCGGCGGATATATCTATCTATGAGGAGATTGGCGGCTTCGGTGTTACTGCAAAGCAGTTCGCGGAAGACCTGAAAGCCCTTGGCGATGTTTCACATATCAATCTGAGGATCCATTCACCAGGTGGTGATGTGTTTGAAGGCATCGCCATCTATAACCTGCTACGGAATCATCCGGCAGACATTACGGTTTATATCGATGGTGTTGCGGCTTCAATGGCTTCGGTGGTCGCAATGGCTGGCGATCGTGTAGTGATGCCGGAGAACGCCATGATGATGATCCATAAACCGTGGGGGATCTCTGGCGGAAATGCTGGCGATATGCGTGATTATGCTGATTTGCTGGATAAGGTGGAAACCGTGTTAATCCCTGCTTATGCCAGAAAAACGGGCAAATCAGCACAGGAAATTACCGCCATGCTGGAGGATGAAACCTGGATGGATGGGAAAGAATGCCTTAAGCACGGTTTTGCTGATGAATTGTTGCCATCCGTCAGAGCAATGGCGCGAATTGAATCGAAACGCACAGGAGATTTTTTACATATGCCGGAAACCATTAAAGGAATGATTACACCGCCACAGGGAGCGGCAAATATTGCTGGTAATGAACAGAAGCGCATCAATGGAATAAGTGAAGTGTTTAGCCTGTTCGGCAGTCGTTACGACGGGATCAAAATGGCGTGTCTGGAAGATGCATCATGTACACCGGAAATGGCCCGTGAAAAGCTGTTGAACGAGCTGGGGCGCGAGTCCACGCCATCCAATAAAAATACCCCGCCTCATATCTATGCCGGAAACGGAAACATAACAGGTGATGCAATTCGTCAGGGGCTTTATTCCCGTCTTGGGTATGAACGCCCTGAACGAGGCAACCCTTACGCGATGATGAGCCTTTTTGAAATGGCCCAGGCATCACTGGTTGATCGTGGTATCACTGTGAGCGGTTTTATTAATCGCTCGCAGGTTGTTAATGCGGCTTTTACACACAGCAGCAGTGATTTTTCTCATATTCTGGCTGGTGGGGCTGAAAAATCTGTACTGAAAGGCTGGCAGGACAGCGGCGAAACGTTCCAGAAATGGACGCGTACCGGTTCGCTTTCAAACTTTCATGAAGCAAAGCGCGTTGGTCTGAATGGTTTTTCAAAGCTGGATAAAGTACCGGAAGGTGCGGAATATAAATACATCACCACCAGCGATAAAGGTGTACCTATTGCGCTGGCCACGTACGGGAATATTTTTTCCGTTACCCGTCAGGCCATTATCAACGATGACCTGACCCAGTTAACTACAATCCCCATGGCGATGGGACGCGCAGCCGCCAGAACAGTTGGCAATCTGGTTTATCTCCTGTTAACCAGCAACGGCAAGTTTACGGATGGTAAAGCGTTATTCCATGCCGATCATAAAAATCTTATTGCGAAGGATATGGACATGGTGGGGCTTGATGAAGCCCGTAAGCGGATGCGCCTCCAGGAGGATGCTAACGGCGACTCCCTGAATATTACCCCTGCTTTTGTTCTGGTCCCTGCCGCGCTGGAATCTGCCGCGCGTCGCGCCATTTTGTCATCGTCATCAGTCTTTCCGGTTGGTGATGAGAGCACTATCAATCAGAACCCCGGCATCATTAACGTGGTGAAAGATATGGCAGAAGTAATTGTTGAGCCACGTCTTGATAAGGCCAATAGCAAGGAATGGTATGTAGCCGCAGCTAAGGGGATGGACACAATAGAAGTCGCTTATCTTGATGGGATGGATACGCCATATCTTGAGGAGCAGGTGGGCTTTACTGTTGATGGTGTCGCCTGGAAAGTACGCATAGATGCAGGTGTCGCGGCCCTCGATTATCGCGGATTACTGAAATCGAGTGGAGCATGACAACAAGGGCGGCGACAGCCGCCTTTTTTACGGGTCCTCCCGGTGTAGTGACCTGCCACGGGGCGGGAGCGGCGCGGAAAAAGGCTAGTTTTTGCATTTTCATTCGTCGTCATCATCTTTATATAATATTGAATTTTAAGTATTTTTATTTTTGGTATGTTAATTTTGCTTGTTTTATGCTCAACATATAGCGCATTTTTTGACCTCTTCTGAAAGTTGTTCGCAAGATGCATGTTTAAAACATTCTGGAGCGGGTATGGATCGAGAACTGAAAAATCTGATGCTGAACATTAATCAACTGGCGGCGATAGCGGGAATATGTCGTCAGACTGCGGCGGCAAGGCTGAAAAATATCCAGCCAGCCGGAGGGCATGACAAGCTGAAACTCTATCGGGTGACTGACATTCTGACCTGTTTTCTTGATCTTCCCGTTCCGGCATCACTGGAAGAAATGGAGCCACATGACCGTAAGGCCTGGTATCAGTCCGAACGTGAGCGCCTCAAGTTCGAACAGGAAACGGCGCAACTCATACCCGCCGATGATGTGCGAAAAGAGATGGCTATATGGGGGGAAATCGTAAGCGAGGAACTGGCAAAACTCCCCAATATTCTGGCACGTGATGCCGGGCTTAAACCGATGGCAGTAAACAGAGTGCAGTCAATTATTGACGATTTGCGTAATCAGATTATCAGCCGGATGGTAAAAAATGACGTAGTGAATGAGGTCGCAAAACAGGCATGATAATGACCGAATCTGAAATACTGCGATTAATCCGCTGTGCTGGTGGAATCAGCCAGTTGGCTGACGAACAGGCCGCGCAGCCGGATACAGTCACCGCTGAAAATTACGCGCGTGTGGTGGCTGAGGTGATGCTCCGTGACGGTATTGAGCTTAACGGCGTGGATATGCGCAACATACGAACAAGAGTCCTTGAGTTGCTGGCATACCGTCGCCGTTCTCAACAACGGAGGGAGAGCGCGAAAAATACTTACCAGTGGAAGAGGCCGGAGCGGTTACGGCGGTAACTGGTTGATATTTTCGAAATTCGCCAGCGGCGAACATCGGGGAAACCAGCCTAACCCGTTGATTCTTCCAGAATCCCCCATTGGGGGAGGCTGGGCGGCCTGCTGTGGGCTTTTCCACCATTGGTGGAAAAGTGGCGCGACTACAGGGCTGGATCATCAATATGGTGACGCAGCAACAGAGTGACCATTAGTCACCTTGTTCTAACTCGCTGTATTCGTTTAATTTCCACCAACTGCGGAAATTGAGAAACTCACCCGCCAGACCCTGAATAGTGAAAATCGCTATGCAGCTTCATGTGTCCATTTTCCCGAAACAGGAAAACCCGTTTTCGGGAGAAGGTGCGATCATGTTCGTCATACCTGTTCCGTTGAAACGGAATACCCGATTCCGGCGTAGCTGGTGGACGCACAGCCACATACAACTAACTTTGCGCGTCAGTATTGCTGACCCGCAAACAACAACCCGGCAACAGAACGTTACCCGATTCAGCCGTTCGATGGCATCACTGGACCCACTTTCCTGATGCGTTTGCGGGTTATTTGGGGGGTGTTTGCGGGTTATTTTGAATGTCTTGCGGGTTACGTTTTGGCTAATATTCAAACATGTCATTTTTTAACGTATTGATATTAAAGAATAAAAAATACTTAGCACGCGAAGATAACCCGCTAACCCGCATAACCCGCACTGTTTTGTATATATATACGAAAAATTGCATTCAGGAGGGGGATCGAAATTCCTGCAATCCATTACTTATGGAACTATCCGCCCCGTCAAATTTTTACACCCGCGAAATTAAAAAAATGCGTTGCGCTGGTGGGCTTTTCCACCATTGGTGGGAAACATGGCACCACATCCACCAGCTTGATAACGGATAGCCGGAAAACGATAACGATTAAAGCGTGTTGATCTTTGTTCGTGGTTGTTCGATATTGTTCGTGGAACGGTGTAGTTAATGGTGTAGTTAATTTTACTGTTTTTGACGAGTTTATTGTTTGTAACGCAATGAAAAATAAAGGCTAATAAGCCAAATGCTATAAATGATAGTTATCTATCATGTGGAGTAGATTGGTCAGGCAAATAAGCTCTTGTCAGCGGCAGGGCGTTCTGCCGATAACCGTAACCGAAGATGATAACTGACAATGGGTAAAACGAACGACTGGCTGGACTTTGATCAACTGGCGGAAGAAAAAGTTCGCGACGCGCTAAAACCGCCATCTATGTATAAAGTGATATTAGTCAATGATGATTATACTCCGATGGAGTTTGTTATTGACGTGTTACAAAAATTCTTTTCTTATGATGTAGAACGTGCAACGCAATTGATGCTCGCTGTTCACTACCAGGGGAAGGCCATTTGCGGAGTCTTTACCGCTGAGGTTGCAGAAACCAAAGTGGCGATGGTGAACAAGTACGCGAGGGAGAATGAGCATCCATTGCTGTGTACGCTAGAAAAAGCCTGAATGCAGGCATAAAAATTGGGGGAGGTGCCTATGCTCAATCAAGAACTGGAACTCAGTTTAAATATGGCTTTCGCCAGAGCGCGCGAGCACCGTCATGAGTTTATGACCGTCGAGCACTTGTTACTGGCGCTGCTCAGTAACCCATCTGCCCGGGAGGCGCTGGAAGCGTGTTCTGTGGATTTGGTTGCGCTCCGTCAGGAACTGGAAGCCTTTATTGAACAAACCACACCCGTTCTGCCTGCCAGTGAAGAGGAGCGCGACACACAACCGACGCTGAGTTTTCAGCGTGTACTGCAACGTGCGGTCTTCCATGTCCAGTCCTCCGGTCGCAATGAGGTTACCGGTGCAAACGTTCTGGTCGCTATCTTTAGCGAACAGGAGTCGCAGGCGGCATATCTGTTGCGCAAACATGAAGTCAGCCGTCTCGATGTGGTGAACTTTATCTCTCATGGCTCGCGTAAAGACGAGCCGACACAGTCTTCTGATCCTGGCAGCCAGCCAAACAGCGAAGAACAAGCTGGTGGGGAGGAACGTATGGAGAATTTCACGACGAACCTGAATCAGCTTGCGCGAGTGGGCGGAATCGACCCACTGATTGGTCGTGAGAAGGAGCTGGAGCGTGCTATTCAGGTTCTCTGCCGTCGCCGTAAAAACAACCCGCTGCTGGTGGGGGAGTCTGGTGTCGGTAAAACCGCGATTGCGGAGGGGCTTGCATGGCGAATTGTTCAGGGCGATGTGCCGGAAGTGATGGCTGACTGTACGATTTACTCTCTCGATATCGGTTCCCTGTTAGCGGGCACAAAATATCGCGGCGACTTTGAAAAACGTTTTAAAGCGTTGCTCAAGCAGCTGGAGCAGGACACTAACAGCATCCTGTTTATTGATGAGATCCACACCATTATCGGTGCGGGTGCAGCGTCTGGTGGCCAGGTCGATGCGGCTAACCTGATTAAACCGTTGCTCTCCAGCGGTAAAATCCGCGTAATTGGTTCGACAACCTATCAGGAGTTCAGCAACATTTTTGAGAAAGACCGTGCTCTGGCGCGTCGCTTCCAGAAAATTGATATTACTGAACCGTCAATCGAAGAAACTGTTCAAATCATCAATGGCCTGAAACCGAAGTATGAAGCGCACCACGACGTGCGTTATACCGCAAAAGCGGTGCGTGCGGCGGTAGAGCTGGCGGTGAAATACATTAACGATCGTCATCTGCCGGATAAAGCGATTGATGTTATCGACGAAGCGGGCGCTCGCGCACGTCTGATGCCGGTAAGCAAACGCAAGAAAACCGTTAATGTGGCGGATATTGAATCCGTGGTGGCCCGTATTGCACGCATTCCAGAGAAGAGTGTTTCTCAGAGTGACCGCGATACCCTGAAAAACCTCGGCGATCGCCTGAAAATGCTGGTCTTCGGTCAGGATAAAGCCATTGAGGCGCTGACTGAAGCCATTAAGATGGCGCGTGCAGGTTTAGGTCACGAACATAAACCGGTCGGTTCGTTCCTGTTTGCCGGCCCTACTGGGGTCGGGAAAACAGAGGTGACGGTACAGCTTTCGAAAGCGTTGGGCATTGAGCTTCTGCGCTTTGATATGTCCGAGTATATGGAACGCCATACCGTCAGCCGTCTGATTGGTGCGCCTCCGGGATACGTTGGTTTTGATCAGGGCGGTTTGCTGACTGATGCGGTCATCAAGCATCCACATGCGGTGCTGCTGCTGGACGAAATCGAGAAAGCGCACCCGGACGTGTTCAACATCCTCTTGCAGGTGATGGACAACGGTACACTGACCGATAACAACGGACGCAAAGCGGACTTCCGTAACGTGGTGCTGGTGATGACCACTAACGCGGGGGTACGTGAAACCGAGCGCAAATCCATTGGTCTTATCCACCAGGATAACAGCACCGATGCGATGGAAGAGATCAAGAAGATCTTTACACCGGAATTCCGTAACCGTCTCGACAACATTATCTGGTTCGATCATCTGTCAACCGACGTGATCCATCAGGTGGTGGATAAATTCATCGTCGAGTTGCAGGTTCAGTTGGATCAGAAAGGTGTTTCTCTGGAAGTGAGCCAGGAAGCGCGTAACTGGCTGGCCGAGAAAGGTTACGACCGGGCAATGGGCGCACGTCCGATGGCGCGTGTCATCCAGGACAACCTGAAAAAACCGCTCGCCAACGAACTGCTGTTTGGTTCGCTGGTGGACGGCGGTCAGGTCACCGTCGCGCTGGATAAAGAGAAAAATGAGCTGACTTACGGATTCCAGAGTGCACAAAAGCACAAGGCGGAAGCAGCGCATTAATCTGATTGTCTGGTAGGTTGGTGAAGTCCGTAATCTCGTCAGGGGTTACGGACTTTTTATTTATGGGGGGAGGAGGTTCAGACCCTTTTTTTAATGATGATGCTAAGTTATTGATAATTAGTGCTGCGGGTAGGTAAGGATAAAAAAGGGTGGCAGCAGGAGATTGAGATGGTTTTGCTTTATTAACAACGGGCTAAACGTGTAGTATTTGAGTTCACTGCCGTACAGGCAGCTTAGAAAGCACACGTCGAGCTGGTGGGGATTAATGCTGGGTTCACTGCCGTACAGGCAGCTTAGAAATTGCCGCGGATCCTGTCTGCCAATAATGACAAGCTCACTGCCGTACAGGCAGATAAAATGCGAAAAAAAACCCGTACTTTCGTACGAGCTCTTCTTTAAA